GTTCTTTTCTCACGGCAATTTAGTTCGCGTGCTTTTCTTAATATTTAGCCAGGTGAAGGATATGGCTATCTGAATTAGACCTCCGTATCATACAATTAACGATACGTTGAGTTTTTCTAAAAGTTGATTTACTTATAAATCAAGTATAGGTGAACGTCTGAAGACTGTAGAAGTGGGGACATTTCTACGTATGTCAACGGGTGCCCCAACGAAGTAGTAAGCTATCTGGCGGTTCAATTGCTCCTTATCTGGATTAGGCCCTGCTCAAGGCTAATTTTCTGGTGGACCGATTGTTCCGTGTGGTGTGCTGGCTGCAGAACTGTGTTGGGGACGTTTGCTGACCCGGGTTTCAGGACCTTGGCGTGCTCGTAATGAAAGGCTTTGAAGGATTGAGGTAATCATACATGGGATTGATATGGTGCAATCTTAAGGGATATTGTTTAATTGCTAGGTGACCATTAATAATTGAAGTTCTGCATGGGACTACATAATCTTACTGTCTTTGATAGTAAGCTTGTAGGTGGAATGAATAAGAAGATTGGTCAGCGATGCAAGTGTATGGGTGCAGTGCTGAAAGTATTTTTCTTTCGTAAGTTTTCACGAGGCTGTAATAATGGCTAGTAATCTTGGAAACTGAGAATTAATTATACTTTTTCGTCCGTCACCGTCCAGCTCAATAACTCTGAACATGGTTTTGAAGAAGTAAATATCTGAAGTATTGCTCACGTCCAGGGGTTATACCCCTACGCTGATTCTTGGGTTGTTTGCATCGGGGTACTATCCGCAAACAATGAGAGCTTTTAATTGTGATGTTCGTATTGGTGGGTTTCAGGTTGGTTTTGGAGGTATGGGAAATTGTAATTTTAATATAAATAATAATAATTTTAGTGTATTATATAAACAACAAGATAATAATGTATTGTTAGAAATTAAAGATAAAACCCCTACAGTTGTAGATAAATGGGGTTCAGATGGACAGTTATTTTTAGTAGTCCATGGCAAAACGCACGTTATACCAAATACTATGGTTGGTTATCTTAAGGATAACTTGGAGAACCAATGGGGGTTTAGGGATTATTATTTGACATCTTCGGGAAGAATTTTAGATGATAATTGGCAAATGTTACCTCGCGATTCTACAATTTTTGTGAGTTTTAGAATGCGCGGGGGAATGGAAAAAGACGATGATGTTGATGATGGGTCAGGAGTTTTTGGGGCGGATGATTGGTTGAAAGTGGCAGACGATTTGGATGAAGAGTTCGATAAGAAGAGAGTTGAAAATAAGAGACGTCATGCCAAAAAACTTGTGTGGGTCAAGAAGGCCGATAGAGAGAAAAAAAGAATATAATGACGGCAAGGAACTGCCACCTGTTCCTCAGGATCCTACACAAACTGATAAGATTGTGGATACCTCCTCACGAGTATTGAGTCCGGTAGATCCAGTTCCTGGTAATTTGGATGAGGAGGATTATTCACAAATTGATGAGGGTGGGCAGCAGCCCTCTTCAATTTTTGTCAGATTGCAAAATTACTCTTATAAGTGTGTCTTAGAATATAAAAAGACCGCTGTTAATGAGTATTTGAAAAAATTTTTCAACCGCCTCGGAATCTTTTTTAAAGTTTTAAAATTTGCCGGTGCTTTATATGCCATATGGAATCAATTTAAATATATGTTAAAGCACAAGGACAAAACGGGTTTTGAAAATTTGTTAAGAAATCTTCGAGGTTTCTTTTTCTCTGCGGGTATTTCAGCGGCTGTAACGATAGCCCAAAATTATGTGTGCAATTCAGTTAAATATGACCATTCATTAATTGAGGTCAAACCTGTGGTAGTTCAAGATTCCAAGTTGGAGAGTCATGTTGATCAGGCCGATGAACGTGTCGCCCTGTATAGAACAATTAAGCCCGAATATAATCCCAACCACATTTGGGTCCAAGAATCAGCAACACATTATTATTCAATCGATTTTTGGTTGTTCACAATGCCTTTTAAAATTAATTATACCAACACCTGTGTGGTCGATTTACAATTATTGACACATATGCCCACCGCACGGGATATTTCTCAAATGCGTTCTCCCGCTACGATTATGCAACGAATGCAAGATAGAACAGTTGAAACAGCTAGAATTTATGAGAATAGGGGCAAAATTTTTGATCAGGACATTATAAATAATTCTTCAAGGGTAATGAGTACCATATTGTTCCATCACAGATGCAGATTCCAAAACGTGAGTGCTTATGACTCTGTTTTTCCTCAAGCCGGGGACCTGAGATTGTTAGCTATGAAGGCCCGGCCGAACTTAGTGCAATTCAAAGTGGTAGACGTGTGGAACAATTATTACAAAAAAGGAAGGTCCTTTACGGATACACACTTCACGATGATATTGGCCTGGACCCCGTGCAGACCGCTGAGCCTATTGTTGCGGCCGCTCACAGCACCGTTGGCCTTCATCCGCCGGATTATCGCACGGCGATGGGTACGTGTTTTATTGATTGTGTTAGTGGGGTACCGCCTAAGCCGGACGTTAAGGACCCAACCAATGTCATCGGTGGCATATCAAAAAGAATGGCCACCAAGCCGAGGCCTTACTCGAAATTTATGCGCAGGAAGTTTAGAAAATTCGTACGTAAATGGGTCAGAGACAACATTGAACCAATTGAGATCGATTACAATTATGATTTTGAAGAATGGTTGGCTCAAACCCATTACCCTGCTTGGAGACGTGAAGAATTACGCCAGGTTAGGGCCAAAATTGATGACGAATACCTTGAAGAAATTAAGAAAAATGGACTTTACAAAATTGGTGACGTTAAAATGTTTATCAAGGACGAGTTTTATGAAACTCACAAGTACCCGCGTGGAATTTGGGCTCGTTGTGACGAATTTAAGGTGCTTGCTG